TTAGACGCAGATGGAATATCAGTCGCAGCATCAGTTGGAAATAACGCAGCACTTACTATAGGTGGTGCGTTGGCTTCAGGTGGTGCAGTTGCACTTAGTCATGGAAGGATTGTAACGATCCTTTCTGCTGGAAATGATGCATCTAAATCTTTTACTGTAACTGGAACTGATGTTAATGGAGATGCTCAAACAGAATCCATTACAGGTGCTAATGCTGGAACAGCCACAGGTACTAAGTTTTTTAAAACTATATCAGGTATTTCAGCAGTTGGTAATCCAGCAGGTAATGTTTCAGCAGGAGTTAACGCTTCAGCAGCAGATGTTATTTTTGCAGGTAGATCAAGACTTAAAGGTATTTACCTAACAAGTACAGCTACAGCAGGAACTGTTGATTTCTTAAATACTTCTCCTTCAGGAACAAGTATTATGGGATTAAGTTCTGTAGGTGATGCAGATGCAACAAGAGATGTAGTAATACCTGACGAAGGTGTAGTGTTTGATGACGGTATTTATATTGAATACACCGTATCAACATTCTTAACCATGACGGTATTCCACGCTTAGTGTAAATGGCTACTTCAGGAACTCGTGCATTTAGTTTAGATGTCGCGACTGCAATCGAAGAAGCATACGAACTTGCAGGTTTAGAGGGTCGTACCTCTTATGACGCAGTAACCGCTCGTCGTTCTATGAATATTATGTTTGCCGATTGGTCAAACAGAGGTATTCAAATGTGGGAGGTCAGTAAAGTAGAACTTGATCTCATTAAAGGAACGAATGAATACACCATTAATTCTTTTGATATCGACATCCTGGACGCTTATATTCAACGAACAGTAAACAGTACAGTTACTGATTACCCCTTAGATAGGGTAGATCGCAATGAATACGTAAGTATTCCTAATAAAACAGTTGAAGCTCGAGGAACTCAGTATTGGTTAGAACGTAAGAAATCACCTGTTATCCATCTTTATCCAACGCCCGACAATTCAACAGACAAACTCATTTACTATGTTTGGACTACTATTGAAGATGCGGCTGCGGCAGTTAACGACGTAGATGTTCCAACTCGTTTTATGCCTTGTTTAGTTTCTGGTTTAGCTTATTACTTATGTTTAAAAAAGAATGTTCAAAAACTACCTGTTATAAAACAACAGTACGAACAAGACCTAGCAAACGCATTAAAATATGACGAAGACCGTTCTCCTGTGAGATTAGTTCCTAGACACGAGTATATCTAATGTCCTACGCTTCAGGAAAATATGCTTACTTTATCTGCGATACGTGTAGTTTTAGATACCCATATACGACAGCTAAAGTAGATTGGCAAAATTTCAAAGTATGTAACGAGTGTTATGAACCAAAACACCCTCAATTAGACCCTCCGTCGATACAAGTAGACTCAGAACAACTATGGCGACCTCGTCCTGATGTTCCTTTACCTCAAGCAGGATTAGGGGTAGTTATTACAATAGACCCATCAACAGCTGTTATAAACAGTACAACAAGTCCTAGCGGAACTAGAACAATGACATTTACAAACGATCCAATAGGTAGTAAGTTTGCAGGAGAGTTTGGAACAGGTGATGTAGGTACTTTAACAGTGAGTGTAGCATAATGGCGAATGGATTTACATACAGCGAATTAAAAACAACAGTTCAAAATTATTTAGATAACACTGAAACAACGTTTACTAATACACTAGATACGTTCATAGAAACAGCAGAAGAAAGAATATTAAAAGCAGTGTCTCTCCCTGTTTTCCGTAAAAACTCAACAGGAACAGCAACAGAAGGAAATACGTACTTAGCGACCCCTTCTGATTTTTTATCTCCGTTTAGTTTAGCTTTGGTAGATTCAACAGGAGCTTATAGTTATTTATTATTAAAACACGTTTCCTGGATTAGAGATTACACACCGATACCGACAACACAAGGAGATCCTTTGTTTTATGGTCAGTTTGATGAAAACACATTTATTCTAGCCCCCACCCCTTCGACTAATTTTACTTTTGAATTACATTATAATTACAGACCTGAGTCTTTAACTTCTGTTGGTGATTCTAATAAAAGTTGGCTTTCTGAAAATGCTCCTAATGCAATGCTGTATGGTTCTTTAGTTGAAGGAGCAGTTTTTATGAAAGAGCCGCCTGATACTATTATGTTGTACGAACAAAAGTTTCAAGAAGCATTGGCTATGTTAAAAGTATTAGGAGAGTATAAAGACGTAAGAGACGAAGCAAGAAACGATCAAATTATGATATCACCACAGACTCCTCAATGAATGATTTAACAGGTAAAAATATCGCAATAGTTGCTATGGGTCAAAGTCAAATAGACTTTCATTTATCTCAAACACATAGTGTAGAATTTGATGAAATATGGGCAATAAATGCAATGATAGGTGTTTTACCTAATATTGATAGAGCCTTTATTTTAGACCCAATGAGTAGATTTTTAGATACTGAAGATGCTGGAACTATGACACCTATGATGAAAAAGAAATTACCTAAATGTAATTTTCCTATTTATACGTGTGAATTAGATGAACGTGTTCCTGCCGCTATTGAATATCCTATAGAATTAGTTGTTCACGATTTAGGATGTTCTTATTTTAATAATACAATCCCATACGCAATAGCTTTTGCTTTATGGAGTAAGGTTAGTAAAATTTCTCTTTTCGGGATTGATTTTACCTATAGAACTAATATGCATTTTGCAGAAGCAGGTAGATCATGTACAGAATTTTGGTTATCTAAATGTATTGATGCAGGTATGCAAATAGAAGTAGCTCCAAGATCATCGTTACTTGATACGGATATACCGATGCAAGAAAAACTATACGGGTATCATAGACTTGATGATCCAAAAATAACTTATCAAAACGGTTCAACGATGAGCGTTTGTAAACTTTCTGAAGTTGAAATGGAAGCTCCAATTAAACCAGTAGGCATAATCAATAGAAATGATTTAGAATTGAATCCTGTGGAACCAAAGGAGTATTAATATGTTTTCATTAAAAACTGATGTTACAGTAGGTAGCTTAGGCGTCACTACTACTGAAAACAAAGGACATAGTGTTGATGAAATTGCTGAAATGGCAGTTAATAAAATAGTTTCTATTAGTGATAACGCTGACCCAATGATTAAAGCACAAGCTCCTGCTATTAGAGACAGAACCAAAATGGTAGTTGCATACTATATACAAGAAGGTGTAAAAAACCATATTTGTACTGTATGTAACGAATTAGAAAAACAAGGTCATAAAGACCTAGCAAATATAATAAGGAGAATATAATGGCAATAACACAATCGATGGCAACTAGTTTTAAAAAAGAACTGTTAGAAGGAAAACATAATTTTTTAGCTTCTGGTGGAAATAGTTTTAAATTAGCTTTGTATACCAGTTCAGCAACAATGGGTGCAGCTACGGCAGCTTTTACTACAACCAATCAAGCAGCCGGAACTAACTATACTTCTGGTGGAAATGCTTTAACTAATGTTAATCCAGCATCATCAGGTACAACAGGTTTTACAGATTTTGCTGATTTAACTTTTGGTACTTGTACTATTACAGCTAGAGGATGCATGATCTATAACGATACTAATGCCGATAGAAATGTTGCAGTATTTGATTTTGGTGGAGATAAAACATCTACAGCAGGAAGTTTTACAATAACTTTTCCTACTGCTGATGCATCAAACGCTATTATAAGAATAGCTTAATTTAGCTTATGGCTAATATTAATGGTTGGGGTAGAGGTACTTGGGGTCAATTAACCTTTGGTGAACCATTACCTGTAACCATTACAGGCGTTACTTCAGGAACTACAGCCGTTGGAAGTCTAGTAGCAACAGGAGATGCTAATGTAGCTGAAACAGGGATAGCTGCAACAGGTGCTCTTGGAACAGCTACTGCTACAGGTGTTGCTTTAGTTGGAGTTACAGGCAATGCAGGAACAGGTGCTATTGGGCAAGAAAGTGCTACAGGTAGTGCAGATGTAGCAGTAACAAATGTTATTGGAACTACCGCAGTAAATAGCGTAGGTTTAATAACTAATAATATTTTACCTATTACTCTTGGAGCAGCTACAGGTTCTGTTAATAGTGTTAGTCCAAGTGCTGCAGCAAACGCATTTCCAACAGAAGTTAGTGCAACAGGTACTTTAGGAAATATTTTAGTTTGGAGTTTAATAGATGATTCTCAAACACCTAACTATTTAATAATTAGCGATTCACAAACACCTAATTGGAGTGAAGTGGCTTAATACTATATAATTTTTTTAACGAGGAAAATAAATGGCAAGTTCGTATGATAATGAATTAAGACTTAATGAGATGGCTACTGGTGATGCCAGTGGAACATGGGGTACGACTACTAACACGAACCTCGAACTTATTGGTGAAGCATTAGGTTATGGTACAGAAGCCATTCCAACCAATGCTGATACTCAT